TAAACCCTTTAATGGTGTTAATGGCTGTGGCGCCGCTTTCTTGTTCGCCGTTTTCTTGCGCGCCGCTTTCTTGCCCGCCGCTTTCTTGACCGCCGTTTTCTTGATCGCCGTTTTCTTGACCGCCGTTTTGCCCTTTGGCGGCTGGAGCCGTGTTGTGAGACGAGACGGAGGATGGTTTCAGCGTCCACGGGTGGGTCGAGAGTATTAAATAGCAGCTTAGAGTCAAGACGCTTTTGGATTTCGGGATCATCGCGAAATATATTATATAAAAATCCTTGACAATTTGTAAATTCGTCATCTACGCAAGAGGGCAATACCCGATAGTGTTTATCAGGGGTTTTAAAGCGCTGTCCGATCAAAGTTAGGGGCCCGTCTTTTTGGTCATATGACGGCAGCACCATCTCAATATGCTCACGTCTCGCGCCCGCGTCGTCTATGCAAGTATATTCATTTAAATATTGCGCGGCTGATGCGGAGAGCCGATCAGCAGGTGCCATGGTCAAGGTCGATGGTGTAAAGACGTCCTTGACCTCTTGCGCAGGAACGTCAAAGTCACCATTAGCTGTGACAAGTGTTATCGGTGTGTTATCTCGAAGGTTCATGGTAATCAACGGGTCCGGGATCCAGAGACCCCCCCGCCCTCCCACCAAAGTGCTGGCGGCGTTCCTTAAACTTCGCTCGGGTCCCCCCCGTGGATAAAAACCCAAAGAATTACTACCTTCTTTATCAAACTCTCTGTTAAATATCAAGGCTAAATGCTGCCCTCGTGCGAAGATTCCGGGAAATGGGTTCCATGTTAATGCGAAAAAAAACTCATCACCTTCTTTAAAACAAATAGGATGCCGCTTACGAATAATACTATCTCTGGTTTGTATATTAGCCTTAACTTTCGCCTTCGCAGATATCGGAACTGATATCTGGCGTTGGGCTACAGGTCGTATAGGCGCTGCCAGCGGAGTTGATGGTTGTCGTTTGAGTATTGGCTTCTTTTCCATTATATTTAACTAATATTTTAATAGCGTTCGTAAAATAAAATTAATAGCCAAATAGTATTCAAGATGTCTGTTTTATTGGTTGGTTGCACGGGTTTTTTGGGACAGGCTTTATTATATCAATTACTAACGAGGACGCCTCATAAGTTTTTTTTGGTATGTCGTAGAAAATATGGATTATCACCGCGTCGGCGGGTAGCTTTAATAATGAAAAAATTAGGTCTAGAAAATTTAACGCAGCGTGTTAGAGCGATACCTATAAAGTATGACACCGAAAGCTTTGATTTGGCGATGAATCCGCATCATCAACATATGATAAGGAATGAGGCGAGTATTCTTATTAATGCTTTAGCAGATACTCGTGTATCTACTGGCATAAAAGGAGCGATAGAGACTAATACAAGTTTTGCGTTGCAATGGTTGCAGTTTTTTAAATCTTGTCTCGACGCTAAAAAGTATATTTATATTTCTGATGCCTTTGTTAACTTTCATCTTAGTGGTATGATAGAGGAGAAAATTTATGAAACAGGATTGGGACATAATATTTTAAATGCTTTTCGCGAGCATAAGACTATAGATATAGCACCTTATGATAATCCATATTTGCTATCAAAGCAACTAACTGAGATTTTACTAACCAAATATTGCGACGATCTGAATCTTTACATTCTTCGTCCTTCACTATTAGCGCCTGCCATTCAACGTCCTTATATCGGATGGTCTGAGCCGAATAAAATAAGTACGCTTTTTGATGGAATATCACTGGGGCTCATTTCAACATGGAATATTGATAAAAGAAATATTCTGAATAACAATTTTAATCAAGTACCTGTAGACATTGTAGCGCGGGACGTACTTTCTCTCATGAAATCAAATAAAAAGTATATTATACGCCATTGTTGTTTAACAGGTAATAATAATTTTTGTATCACATTTTTTTCTTTTTATAGTTATCTCTTAGAAGCCAGTAATTATTTTGTACGTAATCCACTTTTTATACAGAGTCGCAGAATTAGTTCTTATTTTCCATTACAACAGCATACGCTAAGTACAAGATATATATTATTTTGCTCTTTTATAAAAAATTTATATCAAAATAGGAAAAATTTTCTTCATTTTTTTAGATTATTACGAGATTCTATAAAGTATACTTATGCTATTAATCAATATTTCCCATATGTAACCAGTAAAAATATTATATTTCAACGTAAAAATAAAAGCAAATGGTTTTATAAAAACTTAAAACAAGATGAATCTTATAGAAATTTTATTCGAAATATACAGAATAACATTAAAAATAATAATATGTTAATGAATATACTTAGATAATGTAAGGCGATGCTTAATATTAATATCTATATAATAGAAAAATTAATTAAATTCTTATTAATATAGTAGATGTGGCAAATGGTATTAGGATTTGGTGCTGGTGTTTATGTAGGAACATATTATGATTGTCGTCCATACTTGGATACCATAGGAGTATGGGTGAAGAAGAATTTCCCTCCACCCAAAAAGGAATAGATCAGTTATACTACAATAATTTGTTTATTATTTTAGTATAAATGGCTGCAATGTTCTCTACAAAGATCACGAATGTCTCTCAATTATTTTATCAGTCATTGGGGAGTTCGCGAGCTCCCCAAGAAAAAGCAGATCGTATATTGGAGCCCATGCAGGTAATGATTCAATTAGCCCTTCTTTCATTTTGTCCAACGGGTACAAAATTATGTGTAAATAATAACTTATTATCATTACAATTACCAACATTATCTCAAGGTGTTTGGCGATGGTATAATAAAGATTCTAAGGAAGACTTATTCTTCCTCTTTAATGCTGTTAAACGCTATCATATGTGGTACAGAGAGCAGGATGACCCAGTTTTCTATTATATTTTGCAATTGTCAAAGAAAGGAATTTCTAAATTAATTGAGACATATCAACGTTCAGAGAAAGCATCTATTATCCATGCCTTAACATTATATAAGTCAATCCTAGATATGGATTCAAAAGAACTTTTTGATACTACTGAAAAGAATGATGCAACGATTGATGATATATTCCAAAAAATAAATAACCTTTATGATGAAGGAATATTAGCAGCTATCTCAAATATTCTTCAATTAATGGAAAAAGAAGAAAATGATATATTTAGAAAAAATTATTATGATGGTCTGCAAATAATACTTATACCTTTAAATCAGCGCATTCAAGAGTGGATACGTAGTGAACTACTTGCTACATAAGCGTGCATTCGAATTTATCACCGAATTATCTTTATATAATGTATAATGTCTAACTACATTCGGTTGACAATCCCGCCAGGGAACATAGATCAATCAGCTAACACCATATTGATGAACGCAAGTCGGACCTCTATTCCGGCAAATATACAAGATGCTTTTTTTATTACACCTGTACGTCAAAATGTTCCAGGAACACAAGTGTTGTATTACGACACTACAACAAAGGAGGTAACACATGGCGTTGCTGCGCCGCCCACCACGGCAATATGGGGGGTATGGGCATTAGAGGGTGAGGTTGGTGATCCTGTGGGTGGTCCTCCTGCAGCTGGCAATTTTGTCCCCAGAGACTCGACTTCAGGCGCTGCAACTATACCCGCAAATCCTTCATCAGTACAATCAATTGCGATTAATCTTGATGACTGCACGGGACCGGTCTCTCCACTAATGGGCGTGAGTGGGGCATTGTCGGCATCGGGTGGTTATCATATTGTTGTTCGTGGCTGGGATGTTGATTGTTCGGGCGAGGATGTCTACAAGATGCAAGCAAAATATGAAATTACTGAGCACAAGATTGGTGGACCAGCTAATGGCGTGGCAATCTTTGATGTATCCTATAATAATTCAAATGGTGTTTTTGCAGGGGAGGAGGCTGATCCTAGCGGCGCACTCAAATATTACAATATAGTGATTGCCCAAGACATTGCCCCAATGGGTCCTACGGGTGCGGCAGGGGTAACAGGTCCTACAGGAAGATCGGCAATTGCTGTCTCTTCGACTTGGCAAATGGGGGATGTTTCAGGTGCCGTCGCTTCTGATCCAAGTGGTACGGAATTTATTCCTGTATCGGGAGGAAATGTACAGGTAAATCCAGCGCTTACGACGCAGATTCGCATAAATTCACTTGACTGCCATCTTGACACTACTGAAAATAGTGAACTACTATTACCGAACTACTTAGTAGGGCAAAAATTAGTTATCCGCGGATACAACGATGATTGCTCTGGAACTATTGTTGAAAAGGTACAAGCAGAATATCGTATTACGGGCCATGTCGTCTTCAATGCCCTTCCAACACCTCCAAGTGCATATATGGACGTAACATATGTATCATCGGCAGGTAATTTTGGCGAATTAAAGTTCCATAATATTATCATTGGTGCGGATATTGCTCCGATCGGACCTACAGGACCATGCTGCACAGGACCTACAGGACCCAAGGGTCCAACGGGATTGCCGGCGGTGGGTGCCGTAGGTGTCTGGGGGTTGGATGAGCTTTCTGGTAATCCGGCACCCCTTGCGCTAGCCAGTGGAATTTTTGCACCCATTGATGGAACATCAGGAAATGTTGAATACGATCCATCCAGTGTTACACAACTCCGAATAAACACCACAGATTGTGCAAGTATATTTCATGCTGATATGGCAGAAAGTGGTCTATTGGATGGCGCCTTCATAGTCGTGCGAGGATGGGATGCCAGTTGTTCGGGTGCTGATGTGTACAAAGTACATGCTAAGTACCGCCTAGTCTCTCACTCCGTTGTCTTGACGACAGCATATTATAACGTAACATATGTGTCTTCGGCAGGCTCTTTCGGTGGACCGCCTGGCACCGACCCAGCATATTATAATATCATCTTAGGGTCAGATATTGCAGAAATGGGACCAACGGGACCATGTTGCACAGGTCCAACAGGACCAACGGGACCGCGAGGGATTGATGGTGTAGGTGCCAATGGTGTATGGATACAGGAGGGCGGTGAGGGACTTCCGTTTATAACGCCTGGCGCAGGTGGATTTACTGCTGTAAATTCTGGGAATAATATGACGTTGGATCCAAGTGCGACGACAACAATGTTATTGCATATTGACGATTGCTATGATATCTCGCAAGTACATTTAGAAGCCGATGCCAACACCATTGGTGCTTATTTGGTAATACGCGGATATAGTGATGATTGTTCGGGCGCAGAAATCTTCCTTACACAGGCTAGATACCGCATTATTGGACATACATATGCTGGAG